GGTATCGATACCAGCAAGACGAATTCGCTTAGTAAGGGAGATATCAAAACCCAAATCAATGTCAGCGTCAATAGTGTCACCATCTACAACCTTGTGAACGGAGCGTATTCTATAGACGTAAGGATCTTTGTCAGCCATTAGAATGGTAATTGAAACTTCCCTGTATTTAGTTTAGGAATAGGTAGTTTTTCAAATGCTTTGCTGACTTGTTTCTCAACAACAGCACCTACAAACTCTTCGGGGTTATCTAAAATCTTCTGTGCTTTCTGGTATGTTACATAAGCACCATAACAAAGTGCTCCGCTAATTGCCAGACTTGTTGCTGATAGAATGATTGCTAGGTTCTTCATTTTTCATTTCCTCGTATGCTAATTTTAGTATGTAGTAAATTACATATAGTGTAAAGATAAGACCAGACCCTAATATTACAACAACTCCCCACGGAAATTCCATCAATACTTACCTTCGGTACAATACTCTACTTTTTTATTTGGATGATATGGGTACTTACCTTCTTGAGGTTTCATCCACCCACACCCAATTAACCAATCCATAGTCATAGGGGTTGGTCTAATTTGGTCCCACAGAGGACCTTTGGCACACATCTCCAACTTATCAGCTGTTACATTGGATTGTTCCTCTGCCCAATTAGCATCTGCTTCCCAAGGAACAGCACGACTTTGCATCATAGACTCATAAGTTAGTCTTGTAGTCTTCATAATCCAAGCAGGTATCTCACTATCCTGATGAACTTGTGCCATAAATGAAGTTTGCAATCCTCCACCCATACAATCCTGAACTGTATGCCACCCTTCGTGTCTCATTGTTCCTAAAAACTCTCTAGGATCTTTAAGAAGAGTTTCATTAACAAAGAAACGATTGTAGTTTGGTTTATATAATCCTACTGTTCTTGGAGTAAAATATCTTTCTGGTGCAACATAGACAGGAACATTTACACCATCAAGAGCAATAATAATTCTTTTTAGTTCTTCCCTAAATGGGTCAAAGTCTGGATTTTTTAATAATTCAGAATCTACTGTGAGTTTTTCTATTCCTTCAGTACATTCTAAAAGTATCATACAACCCATTGCTTCTGTACTATAGGGTCTTACTGTTGGTTGTTGTTTAAGTATTTTTTCTGCATTCGCAGGTAAAATTAAACTTAATGATAAACCGATTGCTGTGAGGAATTTTTTCATTCATCCCACCATCCTTCTTGTTTATGTATCCAGACTTTCAAATCCTTTACATACTTTCTCAAGATCTGGGCCTGTTCTTCATGCCAAAAATCACCCGTCTCCATAAAAAGACGGGTGTGATTGTCTATTGCTTTGAGTATCTGATGGATTGGAGCATTCCAACACTCCCGTTTAGGGGTGTTCCATTCTCGTGGCACGGTATTACAAGCGAGTGAACTTCATTATAACGAAAGTATTCCAACTGACAATTGCCAGGACTAATTTCAGCATATCCAACTATCATAAAAGCGATAAAATCTATCACTTTTTCTTGCCACCATTCTTTGCCTTTTTGGCATTTGCATTACCAGAATTCTGCTTTTTATTATTAGCAGATCCAACACTACCTTTCTTACCTTTGTTTGCTGACTTAGACATTATGCTGCACCTGTGCGTGGTTGTACTTGACCCTCTAAAACTTCGACTCTTTCTTCAAGAGATGGATCTATTGAAGCAAGTTCTGTAGCAGGGGGTTCTGGTGGTGCCTCTACAATCTCTTCTTTTTTTGGTTCGCCTTTCTTTTCATCTTCGTCATCACCACCTTTCTTCATTGTATTGATGCCAAAAGTGGCAGCAGATGCAGTGAAGACTGTTGCAATAAATGTGGGGTCCATCTTAGATAGAGTACCCGCATAACTTGCAGTAAGAAGAGCAGCAGACCAACCCAAGATACATATACGAATTAATTGTCCCATGGCATTTTCGTTTTTCTTGTTAGGCATTTTCTTTTGTGAATAGGGTTAACCTTTTTTCCAAGATTCACCTTCTGCCTTTCTTCTACGAGCAAGTCCTGCTTCTACATTTGAACCAGGATTACGGTAGAGATAAAGAGCATCGGGAACTAAGTCCCATTCTTTATTCTTCAGTCTTTTAGTGATAGTATTAAAATCGCCAGAACCATAAAAACCAGCACCAAGATTATAAGCAAAAGAAAGTAGGGCACCTCTTTTACCGTCAGACATTTCATTCCAGTGAGGAATTTTACGAAGTGATGGAAGAAACTCTTTCTTACACTGCTCAATTAAGAGTTCATCTGCTTCTGCTTGAGTAAGCGTATCTCCCATATGGAATGGAGATCCATCTTTCTTACGAGTAGTTCCCCAACCAATTGTGATTGGAAGTCCACCAGATAGAGGATCGGGATACGCCTTTAGATGACATCCCTCAAACTCTTTGATGAGTTTTAGACCCATCATAGGCATATCATCACCACCTGCCACAGATGCTACTGGAGCGGCAGCAGACGCTGGTGCTGGTGCCGCATTACCCTTTTTTCCTCTATAGATCTCCGCCCAATCAATATTATCTTCTAGATATTTGACTGGAAGGTTATCTTCCAACCATTGAACTGCTTTCACATGGTTGGGATTCTTCTCATCGTAGAACTTAAAGAAGTTATGTAAATCGATTCTTGCCATTGTTTTCTCCGAAATAGCGTTGATAAAGTTCGTTTGCTTCTACATGCTTACCATGATTTGTTAAATCTTTGATACGCTGCAAAATTTTTCTTTTAAAATTAATCGAAAATTCTCCCCCATCCATCATTTCCTCCTGGACACCAACGGTGCTTAAGAACTGCTTTGGTGTAAATGGTCTTCTTACCATTTGTCACAGGTCCAGTATAGTTATCATTGAGGGAACCATAAGGGTCATTGATATAATATCCTTTACCATCAGGTGTCTTACCAATTACAACACACATGTGCCCACCAGTGGGGGAAGTTAAAGAACCTCGGTGAAGAATGCCAATAACAACTGGATTACCTCTATCAAGGCTTTTATCAATATCACTAAAACTAAGATTATAACTAAAATGCGATTTAATACCATAACCTGACAGAACTTTTGTCTGTACAGCATGGTCAGTTGTATCACCAATTGCAAATACTTTCTTAACATACTCATCATCACCTTTAATACTTCCTGGCTTGAGGAAAGCAAGGCACATAGCACACGATGAACTGTTACAAGTTCTTTGTGCGTCTCTGTAGTTGTCTACTTGGTTGAAGTATGGAACATCAAGGACTGCTGGTGTGGGTGGTTTGGTTCTGAACATACCAATCCACTCTGTTTCGGCGTCATCCATGAATTCGGCAGGTAGGTTGTCTTCCAACCACTGAACTGCCGCTACATGGTTGGCATTACCATCATCATAAAATTTAAAAAAGTTATGAAGATCTAACGTCATTGTTTTTTTATAAACACTGAATATATTTATTAAAAAAGCGTCCCTAGGGACGCTTTGATTATTTTAAATATCAAACAAATTCTTCTTCTAGAATAGTAGATTTAATATAACTATAAACATTTTCGGGGGCAGTCTCTTCATAAGGATCAGAGTCTGCATTATCACGCTGACCTTCTTCAACAAACAGTTTTTCAATAATACCGTTATTTACCACAGCAGCGTAACGCCAAGAACGCTCACCGAATCCAAGATTTGACTTGCTAACGAGCATACCCATTGAACGAGTAAAGTATGCATTTCCATCGGGAATTAGTTTTACGTTTTGAATATTTTGATCTTGTGCCCAAGCATTCATTACAAATCCATCATTCACTGAGATGCAGTAAATAGCATCAATACCAAGTGCTTTAAACTCTTCAAACTTCTCTTCAAATCCGGGAAGTTGATATGTAGAGCAAGTGGGAGTGAATGCACCAGGTAGTGAGAAAATCACTACACGCTTGCCATCAAAAAGTTCAGAAGATTTGCGATTTACAAACTCACCAGACTCACGAAATACAAACTCTACTTGTGGAATTTGATAACCTTCTTTACGCATTTTAACCTCCATCAAAATACACCAGGAATAATTTGACCAGTAGTAGCATAAGTACCAATTGCAACAATAACTCCAATCATCGCTGCCCAACCATTAATACGTTCTGCTTTCTCAGTGAAAAGATTTTTCATTTTGTTTCTCCTCTTTTAGTTGTGTTTTGAATAACAATAAATTTGTCTTTTTTTAAGGTGCCAGCGATACAAACTTTAAGTTCATCATCGCTAGACCAGGCACCTTCTTCTACAAGTTGTTGAAGGGCAAGATTAAGTTGCCCAAGCATTCCAGCACTCATCAGTAAGTTTCTGCGACTTTCTCTACAGCATAACCCAGAAGTACAAAAAAAGCAACTGCTGTGAGTGTGAAGATTACTTCAGACATCAGAATACGCCGAAGAAGAAGTTTCCAGTTGCTGCATAAGAAATGATTCCAGCAACAAATCCCATCATTGCCCAACGTCCATTTGCCTGCTCTGCACGTTCTGCATAGGTGAGCATACCATACTTTTCGGCATCGGCGTCAGAAATATACATCACAGGCTCTTTTGCCCACATATTCTGTTGTCCACGATCATTAGTCGTTACAGTCATTTTTCGTTTTATTACGAATTGTTACACAATTATATAGGAAAAAGAAAGGGGTGTCAAGCACCCCAGTGTATCAGATTTTACTGATTTAATCAGAACTTAAAGGTTGTCTGAACCAGAGCACCGAAGGTATCAAGACCATCAGTACCAGTAGGATTGCTCAGGTAGAACACAGCAGGAGTTACAGCAATCTTGTCAGTAACTTGCATCTTGTAATATGCCTCGAAAGCATAGTTGCCATCTTGAGCATTTACATCGTTCTGCTTGGTAACAAAAGTAGGTTGACCAACTGCAAATCCAAGGGCATTACCCTTAGCAAGTACATCCTTCCAAACCAGACCAGTATACCAAGACTGAGAAATGGTATCACCACCTTCAGTATAACCAGAGTTGTTATAACCCCAACCAGCAGAGATAGAGGGTGCCCAACCAGAGGTAGAAGGTTGCCAGTAACCAGCAAGAGAGAACGAGTTGGTCTGACCACCAGTTGTACTATTAGGAAGTGCAGAAGTCAGAGTAGGAGTACCCGAAATACTTACACCATTGTTGGAATAAGTATAAGCACCAGTCAGGTTCCAGTTCTTAGTTGTGTAGGCAAGTTGAGCAGTAGTAGAAGCAGCAGAGTTGCCGTTGAACATACCACCTTCAGCACTATCGCCCTTGTCTGCATCACCAGCAACATAGGCACCACCAAGGGTCCAATTACCTTTCTTAACCGAAGCACCGAAACCACCACCAAGAACCTTGCTGTAGGCACCAGGAGCACCGTTGAACTGGAAGATGTTCAGGATTTTATCAGCAGTGTAGACAGAAGGCCACACAGGCAGAATATCATCTTGACGAACACGAGGACCAGCAGTAATGGTTACATCCTTACCAGCAGGGAACTTGTAGTAAAGGCGATTGATAGCAACTACGTCACCACCATCAGCACCACCAAGATTTTCTTGGAAACCAGCATCCAGTTTGGTGAGAGAAGTAGGTGCAGCACCAAATCCACTATCATCAAAGTTACCAGCACGAAGTTGAGTACGTAGCAGGTCTTTGCCAGTGAAAGATGTATCCAGGTTCAGTTTCACATCATAGTTGAAGGAAACTGCTTCACGAAGAGCATCATAATCATTCTTACGGTCACCACCATACGAAAGACCACCCAGAACCCACTTGGTTTCACCACGCAGTTTGGTAGTGGTAGAGAATTGTTGTGCTTCCAGAGTACCAACTTGTGCTTCCAGTTTATCAACACGACCACGAATTACTGCAAGTTCAGCAGCAAACTCTTTTTGAAGACGATTGAGTTCATCAGTCACTTCAGTAACACGATCCAGGCAAGCATTCAGAAGTGCTGCTGCCTCATAGCGGGTCATTGCCTTACCACCACCGAAGGTGCCGTTAGGATAACCTGCTACACAACCATAACGCTCTACAAGGGCAGAGAGTGCTCCATATGCCCAATCAGAGGGTTGGATATCAGAGAATTGAGTGACACTTGTTGCCTGCTCAGAGGAGTATTGATTGACTGCTGCAATATTAAGGTCTGCTGCGTTCGCAACGGCAGGAGCAATCATACCAAGAGCAACAGGTGCAAGCATCAGTTGTTTGATTTTCATAAAAATTTGTTTTTTGTACTATAGGACAAATGTTAAGAATTACGACAGAATTCTTAAGTACTTATTTAGTGTAATGGATACTTAAGATTCTGTCAAGGGTTTTGTTGGTTAGCAGAATTTTCTGTAATGCGACCCAAGTAAGGATCATAATTCATATGTTCCCGAATATCAATTGTTGCTCCCTGCTGTTCCCAATAATCCAGAAGAGCATCATGTGGAGCTTTATGAAAGATGCTCAAATGTTCCGGATGAATTGCTGATCCCATTTGCAAATTATAAAGAAACAAAGGTATTGTATAAGTCTTACCTGTTTCCAAAATAGTATCTTCAGAAACTGCTCTTGGTTTTACCCCATTATCCAACTTGAATTTATCACTACGAATATGATGTTTCATCATTTTAGAAGCATGATGCCTGCTAATCAAATATATCGCAGCAGAAAAATCATTAATAAATTTAAGATGCAACTTTACATGGATATCGCCCGTACAAATTGTAGTTAATTGCACACAATCCCAATCATAAGGAATCAAAGGAAAAAATTCTGTCCAAGTGAAATTCCAATGTTTTACTATATCAAAATTAACATCATCTTCAAGAATTAAACAATAATCATCATCAGTTTCTTCATAAAAAGTCTTAATTGCCTTGAGGTGAGACATACAACATCCCAATTCATTTTGACTTACGCCATCAGGTATCCTACCCTTTAAATGAGAAGAAACATCATCAACTCTGCCATCAAATCCAGAAATACGAGTATGATTTTTAATATCCCAATATTCAAACTGATTCTCCATATACTCACGACGATGAGTATCAGAATCAAGATTCAACCAGTAGATATGAGGGATACCTTTGAGTTTAAATGTTGATTTATTTTTATCAAGCAGTAATTTTTGTCCATCCATCGGGTATTAAATCTTTAGTATCGTGATCTTTTGTATATCCAGTACCAAACCATTGTGCTGGAGCAATAACTTTCTTATTTTTATTTTGAGATAACCAAGCACCCCACCAAGAGAATGATGAGTTAGCAATGATAAAATCATTACACAAAGTCATCAAACACAAATCAACTCTATTGTCATCATTTTCAGAGATTAAAAATCTATCACCAGAGAAAAGTTTTTGTTCTTTACACCATTTTGGTTCGTCAGAGAAAACAATTACATTACGACTTTCATCAAAATGCTCAAGTGCCTGTTGATAATATTCAAGAGAACATGGTGGATGATTATCACTATTAGTTAAATAATCAGTTCTCCTAACATGAAGGGAAATAGGGTTTTCGACCGAAGAAATCATTTCCTCACAGGGTTTTAAAATTTCATTTTTAAAAGCGAAGTCTTCACGAATATCACTTTCAATGTGTTTGAAATATTTTTCCGATTGAAAGTATCCCTGAAGACTTACGTGATCGGGGCAAAGGTGAAAAAGATCTTTATCAAAATGAAAAAATTTTTCATGTACTACTGGAGAATGTCCATTGTTTAGGAGTCCAATATTTACATTAAGATCAAAAGAATCAAAGAGTTCTGTGCGAAGTTTATTTCCAATACCATCATCAACTACTTGAGTGTGATTTGGAATACAAATATCTGCTCCAATATTTCTTGCAATTCCTTTAAGAGAAGCATATTGAAACATTTGATTGGCGAGTCTTCCCATTCGCCCCAATGCATTAAATCCTATCATTTTAACTGATTTTTACGTATTTTAAGATAGTCCTGATTTTCATAATACTGTACAAGTTGGTTTCTGTCAAATGTTTTAATGATATTCCAAAGTTGCCAATTATTATTAAAGTTTGGATTGCTGAACCAAGAATTATGAGTTCTAGAATGCTCCAAATGATAGACATAATCATTAACTCTACCAATGCGATTTCCAAGAACGCTCATACGATAATAAAACTCATCATCTTCACACCCCCAAGATATGAAGTTTTCATTCATCATATAAGAATTAATGTATTTTTCGCGATTGGCAAACTGAGTCCATCCAATTGTTGAGTTCGAAAGAGATTTATTTTTATCCAATACCGAAATATCAAAAGTTTCAGCAAACTCGTTATAGATTTCTAAAGTATATTCCGTTCTCCACTGATAAATTCCACATCCATAAGGATAAACTATATCTACCTGATTATCCATAATCATATCATATGCCTGGTGGTATGAAGAGATTGGAAGAATACAATCTGCATCATAATTTGCAACAACTTTAGTATCTGCTGCTACTATCAAATCATTCAAAACTTTACTTTTACAAAATAAAGGTTCGTCAGATTCCTCATATAGGAAAACTAGATTGTCAGTGCTAACACGATTTTCAATCTCAGGCAGAGCTCTAGACCTAAACGTAGGATGGCTTGAAACTTCCTTTACAATAACTTTAGCGGGTATATGCCTCAACAAATATGAAACAGAAGAAATAATGTTTTTCAGTCTATCTTCTGTTTCGATTCTTGTGGGAATGAGAAAAGTTAAATCCATCATACCCTAACAACCTCACGTTTAACTTTTATTGTTTTTGGAAAATAATATCCAGATGCATCTAAATGCTGCAAAGATGGACCAAACCAAGGATCGGGCATAAAAACTACTTTATCTTTATTTTTGCCCAAATAAGACATCCACCAAGAAAAAGTACTATTAGCAATTATAAAATCATCACACAAAGACCCAACACACATATCAAAATGAGGTTTATAAATTTTATCTTCTTGAATATCAAGAAAAATGCAATTACTTCCCAAAAATACTGTTTTACACCATTCAATATCATCGGAAATAATTAAGTATTGTCGGTCTTTACCAAGGGATTCGATACATTGAAAGTAATAATTTTCCGTACAAACAGCATGATGATCTTGAAATTTTATAAAATCTCCCCTTCTAACATTGATACAGACTGAATTATTAATTTTATTTTTTTTATGATAATTTAAAGCCGATTCTAAAATAGAATCTTTAAAAGTGTAATCTTTCTTTACTTCAGAATCAGCATTTTCAAAATACTTATAACTTTCAAGATGTCCATGTAAACTTGCATTATCCGGACATTCATTAAAAAGATCTTCACAAAATTCGTGCTGATGAACTTCAATTTCATATCCATCAATTTGACCAAATCTTCCGTCCAAATATTCCAACTTAAACAGATGCTGGAGTTGGTGATATACCGTTACAATATTTCCATTTTCACATTTATCAAACCAAGTTGCTTTTGAATGATCTGGGATACAATGTTCATATCCAATATTTTTTGCAATCCCAACCAAAGATGCATATTGGAACATCTGATTACCCAATCTTCCCATAGAACCAAGATTGTTCATTCCAATCATATCAATCTCCCTTTATTACTCTATAACTATCTTCATCAAAATGTTGTGTAGAAAATTCAAATAATTCAGTATCTTCAAGAGCAATCATTTGATGTCTAAGACCCCTATAGACATGAAAGATATCTCCGGGTCGGAGAATTTTTTCAAAAACAGGAGAATCAGATTCCGAATACTTTAAGAGTATTTTGCCACTTTGAATATAAAATGTCTCATCTTTTAAAATATGGTAGTGCCAAGAACACTTTTTACCTTTTACAAAATATAAAAGTTTACCACAATATTCGCTATTGTTAACTATCCATTTTTCAAATCCCCAACCTTTAGGGACAAATTTAATTTCCGAAGAAGTCATCAGAGTTAATTCCTTTGTCGTCTATGTAATAATCGCCAGAAGGTTTACCAAGAATCAGATTATGATATTTACATCCCCATAACCTTAATTGAAGTTCTGTAATATCAAAAAATCGTGATTTTGCCATATCGGCATTGTCAAAATACCGACCCATTCCTCTGGCAGTAAAATAAGTAATATGATGTCCTTCATCATACAGTTTATTTATTTTTTCTATTCGACTTTGAATTGGAGTAGCAGATTCGTATTTACCATCTACATTTGCGCAGATTGTTCCGTCAATATCAACTATGTATTTCATGAACTTTTTTAATAATATTAGTTGTTGAATAATTTCCAATGCGATTAAAGAATTTAACTTCCTTTGCAAATTGACTACCTACCACATCGCCACTTCTCCAATCACCACCGACTAAAAGTAGGTCTGGACTATAAAGTTCAATGAGTTGTTCCAGTTCAACTCTACTCCCAAAAGGCAAAACCAAATCAATATATTTAATTGATTCTAACATAGTCTTCCTAAAAAATAAAGAATTGATTGGTCTGTCCAATCCCTTATCAGTTTTAACTTTATGATCTTCATCTACACCCACAATTAAACGATCGCCAAGAGATTTGGCTACTTTAAAAAGTTCAATATGTCCCGGATGTAAAATATCAAAACATCCATTTACCCATACAGTAATCATTTCAGATACTCTTCAACTGTAATAAACTTATAATTACCCCACTCCTTTTTAGCACAAGTATAATCTTGATACTTACCCTTCAAATGGTCAGGAAATGGAATATATTCCACTTCACCATTATATTTCCTAGCAACACATTCTGCAACATGATAGAAACTTACAGGATTACTTGTTCCTAAATCATAAATTCCAGATGGTCTATTATTATTAAGCACAACCTCAACTAAATCTCCAACCCAGATAAAATCTCTCAAAAACTTATCAGATCCTTCAAACAAATTTAACAAACCAGTTTCTTTGATTTGTTTGATGAACTTACTTACAGGACTTGCTTGATCTCCTTTGTTTTGCTCACCATCTCCATAAACATTGAAATATCTAAATCCTTGAATATGAGAAAATTTATCAATATTATCAGTAACCCAATAATCTATTTGAAGTTTAGAAATTGCATAGTAATTCAGAGGATTAAAAATACCTTGCTGATTGCCATAAACAGAAGCTGATGATGCATACTTTACGGGTATACCATACTTTATTGCAAATTCAAATAGCAATAAAGTATAATCAACATTCCATTTATGAATTTTATTAATATCAGTTTCAATGGTAGATGAAATTGCTCCCTGATGAAGAATCAAGGAGACATTATCCCATTCTTTAAACTTTCTAAAAAACTGCCAACAATTATGCTGATCCAATTCAACAACATTATCTAATTTGGATTTAAAGTTTTTTCCAATGAATCCACTGGCACCAGTTAGAATAATTAAATTTCCTGCCATTTATCAGTATTCAATTCAGAATTATTACTCAAGCATTATATCACACCTACTCCCATTTGTGCAACAACTTTTGAGGCACATAGATTTGCATATTCAATACTATCTCCAACATCATCAGTCTCTAAAAATTTAACTACAAATGCAGATATGAAAGTATCTCCTGCACCAGATAAATCTTTTACTTCTACTTTCTTTGTTGGATATCTTTTTCCCCGATACTCACAACCCAATCCTCCCATTGTATGAATAATTTTTTCTGATAACTCTTTAGTTAAAAATTGTTTTGAGTTTTCATATTCAACATCATTAATTTTAATGAATCTTGCTTTTTTCACCCAATCTCCAAGAATTTTTTTAGTGTCTATAAAAACATTGTCATGATTAGAACAAATATATTCAATATCTTCTTCTGTTAAAAATCCTTTATTATAATCCGAAATGACAACTACTTCACAATCTAAATCTATTTTTTTAACATTTGCTCTTTTTATTTCTTGAGTGGTATCAACTCTAAAAAACATATGATTAGTTTCTTGATGAACATATCTAGTTTTGGTTAGTTGATACCAATCTTTATTTGTATGAATATCAACTTTTCCATATATACTTTCAATATTTCTACGAACGTTCCCAGCCATTCCCGGATTTTCTCTTTGATCTATGATGTTTAATACTGGAACAGGTGCTTCCGGACATAATCTATTAGAATTACAATATACAAAAATGTCTCTGCAACTTTCACCAATGACTAAAATTTTTTTCACGGTTCTCCAATATAGGGTTTATAAAAATAAGCAATATCATTTGGAGAATGTGGAAGAAAGTGACAGCAATAATAAGCTGATTCGGAACCTACATTTTGTTTAATATTTGTATCATGAGTCTTCATGTATATTTTTTCTTTTGGAAGTCTGTTTGAGGCAAGAATACCACAAAAAGAATCGCACCCAGCATAGTAATCACAATGAGATGCTAAATTCACGACAAATTTAATATCTGGATTAATAAACAAAGAATAATTTGTTAAAGGTACATCAATTTCACAATCAGATACCACAATAACTTTTAATCCAGTAGTATTTGATAATTTTTCAACAAAATCCCAATCAGAAGAATCTATAGTAGATATATCATTTCTTGGTCTGGTTGATGTTGGGTAATGAAATAAAATATAATTTCCCATTTCTGGATTTTTAGAATTTCTTATGAAAGAAGAACCATAATAAAATTCATTAAGATCTTTTCCAGATCTGGACATTTTACCAACATCAAGAAATCTTTCTGCAGCATCAACTACTTGAATTTCTTCATTTTCAATACCAAATAAT